GTTCAAATAATATTAACATATTGTGATTTATTACAAAAAAAGAACACCCCACAAATTAATGTGGGATGCTCTTCTTTTAGATGTTGTGCTCCTCGAAATCTGGAGCAAATCTACTAACGATCCATAGATACATACGAGGATGTGTATCCTCATCTATATCCAGTTCTTCACAGTATTTGTCCCAGTTGCTGAGATAATACTCAGCACAAACTTCTGTCATACCTTCAAGTTCAAAGTCAACAATTTCATTAATCTGACTTACAACATCATCTCTATAGTCTTTCTCCATAGTAGTTTCCTTTCTGCCCGTCTAGCCGTTAGCTCAGCTTAATTTGTTTGATTACACCTAAATGATATATATATATCTATTGATTATACGAATATGTATGATCCTTAAATAATTTCAATATTATGAAAAAAGAAGGAGTGCAACTCCTAGTGCAGATTCTAAGTTACGCTCCTTCTTTTTTATGAGATGTGGAGAATTAGAGAAATGTCTCCATCATCGCATCCCAATGTAGGATGAAATCATAACTTTGCCCTGTATTCTTATTGATAATGAATAGTCCCCACACATCATTTCCAACAATATTATCTGGCAATCTCCTGAGGTAAAACTCAGAATTAAAATCTAAGTCAATTTCGTCATTGTCGATAACTCTCTTAATTGCTTCTACCATCATGCTCTTCTCTGTCATAATTATCTCCTTCTCCCCGTCTAGCCGTTAGGTCAGCTTAAATTTGTGATTATATGGATATGTCTATATGTTATGGATATGATACTCTGGATCAAACTGTGCAACGATCCAGAGATATGTATCATCAGATACATCAATATCAACATCCAACTGCTCACAATACTTTTCTCTGTTGTTGAGATAGTACTGCTTGCAGTCATCTGTCATCTCTGACAACTTCTCTTCAATGGCTTTATTGATTTCCTTAATAATCTCATCATCTTCAGCAGAGCACCAGTCGTCACCCTCCCAGTAATCACACATTTCATCTAGGATCTCCTCGTTGCTAACTCCGTTCTCATTTCTGTAATTCTCTGACATATCTAATTCTCCTTCTCCCCGTTTACGCCGATAGGTCAACATATAATTTGTCTCAGTAGTTATAAGCACGTAACTACACCTTAATATTGTATATCTATAAATAAAACTCATATACAAAAATATATAGATAGATTAGTAATTTATATTTACTAATCTATCTATATTTTATTCATTAGATCTTAATATACTTATCTTCATTCACGAAGTTAATATGTCCCTGAATAGCCTGAAGTCCAGCGTTGGTATATCTTGATACACCCATGATGTTTGTATAAGAACCACCTGGTCTATTTGGATCTCTATATGCTGAGTTAGCAGCAGTTAAGATGTGAGATGTGTACTTAATATGCTTCATTGTCATCTTAGTATCAGATGTTGGGAATGGAATAATTCTAAGTCCCTTATGATCATTAGCCATGATCTTATCAGATGATACTACCTGAATCTTTACAGCACCACTATTCATGATACCATAACCATATGTAAGTCTAATACCACCAACTGTATCACTATTCTTAACAACCCAGTTAACCTCATCACCAAGGAGAGAAACATATCTTGGGTTTCCATAGAGTACAAATGTTACATCTTCCAACTTAGCAGTATCTGCAATATCAATAACGAAACGGTCGATCAAGAACTTAAGCATTGTCTGAATGTATTCACATGGAAGTGCTGTAGTAGCAGCAGTGGATACGCAATCGAATGTTTGCTTCTTAACGAAACCAACCCACTCAAGAGGATCAACTGTTACACCATCATACTTCTGGAACATCTCATCCAACCAACCAAGTCCATCAGCATCCTCCATATTTACAAGATACTCTGCAAGGTTTGAATATGATTCCTTATAAAGATCTAAGTCAACCAATGCCTTAGAATCTTCAAGATCTTCGATTGAATATGGAATATTTACTCTATGTCCATCTTCAATCTTCCACTCATGCTCTTCACGAGTATAATCAAATGTTACTGAACGCTCATTCAAATCATTTGAAAGATATCCATCAAGTACTACTGACTTAATCTGACCAGATGCAGATGTAAGTGACATTGTATTGTTAACGAAGTCAACCATACCTGTCAAACAATCCTTAACCTGAATCTTAGTACCAGGTGTTGCAGTTGATTCTACTTCTGTATCAACTAATCCACCAAGCCAAGCACCAGATGAAAGCTCAATTCTCATATCAAGTGGAACAACTTCACCAGTAGCCAACTTACCAGAAATAATCTTAGTATTCAATGATAACTTTTCTCTCTTAGGAAGAGTTACTGAAGGTGCTAGTGTAGCAATAATATCATAATTGAATGCTGGAAGTGTAATGTCCGTATGAGCAAGCTTTACACCCTTACCAGCTTCAAAGATCTCCTTGAACTGATTTCTGTAGAAGCATTGTGGATATGCATATCTCTTATTAGTCTTAGGATCAACAATCCAGATTCTCTGAATCTGCTTCTTAACGATTGGCGACTTAGTTACTTCACATTGCATGATATCCTTAATTACATTCTTAAGGTGATCCTTAACAATGAGTGGGAAATCAATCATCTTGATTGGAAGAACCTGACCTACTGAGAATGACTCGTTAACAATCATATCACGACGGTTGTCAAGCATTGCCTTAACTTGTTCAGCGTACATTGCTGGATTACCATGTGTATCAACATCCCAATTAGCACAATTCTCAACCAGTGATGAAATCAACTCGTCTCTATATCCCTCATAAAGTTCATTACTCTTAATGATCTTATCAGCATCTCTCAAAAGATCAATATTAGAACTAGCATATTCATTAGTCATTCGACCATAATTATCATCAAATGAGTTATAAGTAACACCATTCTGGAAAGAACCAATAGTTGGTGTTGGCTTAAACTCACTGGATTCAGTTAAAAATGGAAGTCTCTTATTTGCCATTTTCAATTCTCCTTCTAATAATTCAATTTATTAAATCTTTTATATATGTGTTGTACTATCAATATATCCAATGGATATAATGGTAGTACAAATCACATCATATATTTTGATTAAATTACACTAATGTTTTTATATTAAAAAGAGTTAGTGTAAGATTTTATTTAGTAGGTTTTGACTTATTATTGTACAATAAGTCTATTGCTAATGATGTTGCAGCCATAGCTTTATTGTAGAATGTAGCAACACCAACATATGTAGAATCTTTAAATTTATATACCATAAACTCAAATAATGCTTCACTGATATTATGTAGCTTATCACAGACAATTCTTGAAACTGATTGAGTCTCCATATTATAGAAACTTGTCTTAGATAATCTATCCTGATATGATGTCAGATTTTCTCTTAGTGTTAGCATATTTCTATATACTGCATACTTTAACTGATTATCTACAGTATTATCTGGTCCACCTTTATCATCACCATCTCCACCAGAATCATCTGAATTGGCATCACCACCAGAATCATCTCCAGTATCACCATCAACATTAGGTTCTACATCATCATTACCATCTCCACCAGAATCATCTCCACCACCATTTGGATCGTCGGTTGCTAGATCTCCACCATCTTCATCGGTGTTTGGTTCTGCACCACTATCATCACCACCGTCATCTCCCATATTAGGTTGAGTATCTCCTTCATTATCGGATGGATCAGAAGCATCTAAATCTCCACCACCAGTGTCATCATCTACATTGGTGCTAACATCATCACCACTATCACCAGATGGATCATCTGTAGATAAATCTGGAGAATCATCTCCACCTTCAGTATCATCTACATTAGGTTCTATATCAGCTTCCAAATCACTAGCGTCAGTATTAGCTAAATCTTCATCAGACATATTCATCATATCAGCTTCAATATCATCATAATTATTATCGTTATCGACTGGTACTTTTAACTTAGCTTTCTTATTAGCTTCAAACATGAAATACTTCATATATCCACTAGAATATTTTGGTCTTCTAACTATCATGATTTACCTCATATCTTTCATTAATATTAGATATAATCGCTGTTAGTATTTACTCTCAACTTCTCATTCTCTAATTTCTTCTTAATACGCATTAATTCATATTTAGCTTTTCTATCACCATCAGATGAAGCATCTTCAATCTTATCACTAACGATAGCAATTTCTGTCTCTAATTCTGTCACTAACTCATTCTTGATTTGTAACTGTTTAGCTCTAGCCATACCACCAATTTTAGTGTTAGATAAGATAAATACGACGATTGCTAATGCTTTACTAAAGTGAGCGATAATACCATATTTAAGAATCAATCTAGCCATACGGAATAATTTTCCTCTATAACCAGGTCTAAGAATATCTTTCTTTCTTCTCTCAATATTCTTCTTATCCCATTCAGCTAATGTACTAGTAATTCCAGCCATAATAGTATTAGGAACTGACATAACTGCTTTAGCTGTATTTCTAACTGCTTTCATACCTTTACTAATACCAGCAGCAACCTTACCAGCTTTCATTTCAGTATCCATAGCTTTATTCTGAATTTTTCTTAATACATCTTCTTTAGGTTTCTTCTCATCAATAGACCTATCATCTTTTTTAGATGATTTAGAATCTGATTCATCATCTTCATCATCAATATCGAAATCGTCATCTTCATCCTCATCATCTTCGTCATCATCTGATGATGTTTGTTTTGGTTTAGATTTCTTTTTCTTATCTTCCTTAGGTTTATCAACTGTCCTATTTGCAGTAGTGGCTCTGATAGTATTAGTTGGAGTACCATCATTATTAAATTCAAACATAACACTCTCACCTAATAACTCATTACATCCAACTACAATATCAGTCAAATCATTATATTTCTCAGCAATAAAATCCAATGCATCATTAACAGAAACTGGAGTATCAGATTCAGTGAGTTCATAGAATGATGTGTTTCTAGTACCAACATCTGCACCATACATAAGATATTCATTATGTAAAGATTCAAAGATTGGTTGAATTGTAGCTCTAGCTCTTAAAGCATTTTCTTTACGCTTCTCAGCATTATATCTATAATCAATACTATCATGAGTTTCTTCATTAAGAATACTCTCAATAGCTGATTCAGTTGATACATAAGTAACATGGTCATCATTCACTGATTGAGTAAATGCATCTCTATAGATATCTTTAGTTTGATAATGCTCAAGATTCTCAATACTATTTCTAAGAGCAATAGGTAAACTATCCACAATATATTCAACACCATCATCATCTAGTAATGTTTTAAGTGTACTAATAACTTCATAGATATTAGCATCATCACTATCTTGGAAACAATAGTCTACTACATTATTCAATTCCTTAATCATCTTAGATTTAGACAATTTAGAGTATAGATAAAAAATATGAGGTAGCTTATCTTGCATACGCATATTATCAAATACATTAGTAATATCTATTGGAATGTCTACAAATTCATTTTCTGGATCTCCACCGAATGTTGCTTTAAGAAATTCATATGCACTATTATATGCTACAGTAACATCTTTCTTAACATACTCACTAACACCATCCATTCTACCGACAACATTATGCCAGTCATCTAATTCTCTATGAATAATCTTAGAAAGATTTTTATAGACAGATAACTGTACATCATTCTTATTTGGTAATTCTTCTAATTTATTAACAAACTCATTTACAACATCTCTCATCATCACTAGATTCCAAGGTGATACAAAAAATTTAGTGATAAGAGTCTCAGCAAATAATCTTCCATAATATGGCTCAGCAACGATATATCTGAAGTTATCAATAATAACAGACAATGGTTGGTCTTTATACAAATCTCTATAATCCATAGCTGATTTTTCTGTAAGACCATTAGATACTAAATCTTCGTATCTTGATTTGAGTTCCTTATCAAATGTAGGATTAGTACTCATTTAAATTCACCATTTCCTTTCCAATATTTATTTTAATTGATTACCTCTATGTTTTTCATAGGTATAATAATGAGAAAAAAGAAAATTAGATTAAATAGGAAAGGGGGATTAACTCTTCCCCCTCTCCTTCTCCTTTCTGGCGAACTCAATGATCTCATCAATTAAGTCCTGGTGATACCACCGTACCACCTTAGACTCCTCAGGGAACCATTTTTCAATAGTTCTCCTGAGGACGATTAAATCCTCAGGGAGAAGAATCTTCTCCCTGGCACAATCTTGATATAGATCATCCAAAGACTTTTTAAGTCCTTCAGCAAAATCATGAAGGGCTTTCCACTTAGCCCCATTATAGAGGTCAATATATTTCGATCTCCAGTCTGCCAAGGTGGTTAACACCTCAACCATAATTTCTGGTCTTGTTTTCTCGATTTTCTTCTTTCTAGCCATAACTTTCTCCTTCTGCCCGTCTAGCCGTTAGCTCAGCTTAATTTTTGTTAGATACACCTAAATGATATATATATATCAATCCTTTATACGGATTTAAGAAGACTACTCATTTAAGTAGTCTTCTTATTATATTATAAATCAATATGTTCTACTGTGTAATTATCAATACCACATAACATATCTAAATTTCTACGAATCATCTCCATAGTTAGATCGAAATCTTCAATATCATCAAAATCGTAAACTCGTTCAGATGTTGCACCATTACTCTTTGTAATACGGATCAATTTCTTCATAGACCTTACTCCTCGATTCTTTGTACTGATAATACGATATCTCCTCTACCCATCTTAATCATCTTCTCAGCTTTTGCTATTCTCATAGAAACTGGAATATCACTAACCTTAAGAACGTATGGTTCTGTAACTTTCTTAAATGCTTTAATACTATCAGTATCATGAGTTGCTAATAATGCTACTAAGTAGTCATCTTTATCTAATGATATTAGTGATAGTAATTCACCTTTTCTCTTAGATACTGGAAGTAGATTAAGATCTGTTTTCTTAACCTTACCATTAGCTGTAATATATACAAGATTATCAAATCCTCTACTAATAGTATCTACACCACTAACATATTCACCATCTGGTAAATTTATTAAATTAGTACCTCTAGCAGATGACGATAATAGTCTTATATCCTGTACTGGTATTCTTAATCCATTACCTTTATTAGTATAGAGAATAACATTCCCTTTACTATCTTTCTTAGTAGGTAATGCTGTAACTAATTCATCACCATCAGTAAGAGCTATTGCAGTTTTACCATCTGGACATTTATCAAATGCTGTTGATAAAGTTCTCTTAGCAAATCCATTCTTAGTAAAGAATGTATAACATACATTATCATTAGTTGCTCCTTTATCTAATATAGCAACTACTTCACCAGATACTTTAAAGAATCTACTAATTTCAATACCATTTTCATCTGGTGTAAATGATGGGATTCCAGCTACTGGAACTCTAGTAATTGTACCTTTACTATCTAATACCATAATAGATTTAGTATTAGAAGTTCTAATAGCAATAGTTGGTTGAGATACTAGATTACCTAATCGTCCAAGAATAGGAGCTACACCTTTAACAATATCTATCTTCTTAATATATCCATCATTAGAAATTGCTACAACGTGTTTAGTAT